TGTATATTTCGATCCTACAGTACAGATATTATTATATTGATCTACTCTGATATAGTTTATTTTCTTGTTTATACCATATTTATTTCTAAAATAATTAAATAACCATTTAACCTGATTTTTTACATTATCTGTTGAGACAACATCTATGATCCATGCATTGTGTCCTGAATTGATTCTGTGTGGTGTTCCGATCTTTTTGAATATATGTTGATTCAGATCATCAAAAAATGCCCATGATACATAACCTGATATCACACCTTGATTTTTGAATAATTTGAATTGTCTATTATCTATGAATGGTCTTAAATAATTTAATAAATCAAGATCGCCGACATGATCATACTTTTCAAAATTTCGTAAGAAATAAATGATCTCTAATGCATCATTTCTAATCTCTTGCTCCACCGCCCCATACCAGTGATTTATTTTGAAGATCATCAACAAACTCAAGACCTTTGTCTGTTGGAAATAAATTTTTTTGATCTTGATCGGTATATCTTCTTGCTATCGCTCTTTCGAGAGTAATCAATTTATTTTCTATTGTTACAGTAATCGTAGATGTTTCTGCACCTTCTTGTATAGCCATAGTATCTATGAAACCATCAAATATTTTATATGGCTCATTGACTATGACTGTTTCATTATCTGTCGTCGCAAGAACACCAAAATATATTTCTGCTGATATTCCTTGAACATCTTCAGTTAATACTTCTGATAAAATGTTTGAATCAATACCTGATAGTTTCACTATCATACCAATAGCCTTTATATCTGATGTTTCTTCTAGTTTAGATATATCAAGTAAATTACCAGATCCTACAAATGTTTTTGAGTCAAAAAATATATCATTGTACCCAGACCATAGATTTAACCTATTCGGTGAAAATGCAAAAGAGATTGCATAGAATGGCCTGAATGAATCACTATCTAATTGTGCAGAAAAATCTGTACCGAGTGTTCTAGCCATTACTTACTCTTTTTTGATGTGACTTTCTTTTTTTTCTTGACTGCTGTTTTTGCTTTTTTAGTTTCTGTTGGTTTTGTAATTTTTATTTCTTCTGCAAAACCCTCATCAACGAATATTTTTGCTAATGTTTCTTGCCATGGTTTATCACATTCTACGATTTCATCTTTTTTATATGTCTTTGTCGCATTACCACTAGCATTTATTGTGCCTTCTGCATCTTGTAACATTTTAATTTGCATTTTTTACTCCTATTCTTTGGTAAGACAGGGCGAGTGATCACCCTGTCCACCATTTACCGCTAAGGTTTATGCATCTTCGGAATCAGTTGGATTACCTAAGATTGCTTGTATGCTGATAGGTGTCCCATTACTATGAGTACCTGTCGCATCAATTTTTACCCTAACATACCTTTTTCCACCTATGTAGCCTATTTGGCTGGTCTGAGGTGTTTCACCATTTGCATCTAGTGTCAAAAAGATACCTGATGAATCGACAGTTCCCTCAGTAACACTTGTTGAAGATGTTACTGCAGTGAATGTTGAATCATCTGAAGATTCTTGCAGAATGAAGTCAAATTTGACTGATCCTGAAAGAGTATCGCCTTCTATACCACTATTAACGACAAACATAACGGATTCAAAACCCTGTCTGTCTACTGTTGTGCCATCGGTGTCAGCTGTGAAAACTTTAGCATCTTGACAGGTAACAGCTTTTGTTCTATTTGAAATATCTCTCATGTTATCCTCCGTTAAGCACTAATGTTTTGAAGTCTGATTGCCTCTGGTAGTACTACTGCACCACCTACCCTTTTACGAGCAACATATCTGATGTTTCCAGAAGTCGCTTGTGTCAAAGCATCTCTTTGTACAGACATATTGATTCTATCGACAATGGTATATGCTCTAGCAAAATCACCGAATGCAACTGGTTTAGCTGATCCAGCGATTGCAGGCATATCTGTTGCCAATGTGTATGGGAAACCAACTAAAGTTGTTGGTGCACCACTGACAAGATTTAGACCTACATGGAATATCTTTTGTCCTTCGCCATCTTCTAGTTGTAGAATCTTAGCGAATGTCGCTCTACTGAATACGAAACGAGCATTGCTCAAGTATTCTGATTTTACCGCATACACTAAATCTAACAGACCATTTGCAGTCAATGCAGAGCCACTACCTGAATTGGTTGTGCCTACACCTGCTGTAGAATCTGTGAAACCTAATGGTGTGCCGATACCATCACCTGATACGAATGCAGTTCCTTCTCTCAGAGCAAATCTTTCAGCAAATTCACCTGCCATTTCTGACTCTAGGTTAAATGCTGAATCTTCTAGAAGTGCTTGAGAGATATCAACAATCGCAGACATTTCGTGTGCATCAATAGACATCATGCCTGTTGTGTACCCCGTTGTCTCAGACCTAGTAGCAGTCTCTGCCACAAAAACCGCAGAAAACTGCCCTGTTCGTTTAGGTAGTTCTATGCCTCTTTTGTCTGTTTGTCTTACTCTTGCAATCTGTCTGATTGGTGAGATTTCTGTTACTGTTTTTATCAATTCAGCGACATATTCAGCAGGTGCATAAAACCCACCTAATGTATCGTCTGATTCATAAAGTGCTTTCGTTTCTTCAGGATCCATTTGACCTTTTCTGAGGTATGAATCAAATGCTTTCATTTGTCTATTTACATTTTCAGAATTTGATGTTTCAGGTCTAGCGAGTGTGCTTTCTAACTTACTCAACTTTTCTTCTGCATCAGCAAGATTCTTTTGTTGTATTTCGACTGTTTGTTTTAATTCAGCATTTTTTGCAACCTCTTCTGAGAGTTTATCTACTTTCTCCTGAAGTAATGGATCAGCATGTCCTTTTTTCTCGATCTCAGATAATCTTGCATCATTTTCTTGTTTGAAATCATGAAAAGACTTACCAAGATCCTCTAAAATCGGCTTAATTTCTTCTGACATTTTTACCTCTATTTTTTAAGAATGTTGATTAATTGCTTGATACCTTCAATATCATCATCGGCTACATCTCGTAAACCTCCGTATTTATCGTGTAGGTAACTTGCTATTGATTTACAAAGATCGTAAGAAAAGATGCCTGAGTCCCACAAAACACTTTCAATTTCTCTCGTTGTAATCGTACCATCTGCCATTTTGACTTTATCTACTTTGGCTTTTGGATTCATTGGAAATGTAACCATTGAGATTTCCATAAGATCAACCTCTTTGATTACTCTTTTTTTGTTTTTGTCATCATAGTGATATCCTTTCGGATTCAAACGATAACCAATAGACATAGAGTTAATCGCTCCTGCCTTCATCAATTCGTATGTTTCTCTGCCTCTTTGTGTGCCTAAGACTAATTTGCCTTTTACTTTGAGACCTTTATTATCTTCTTCTATTGATTCAATAACACCTATAGGCTCATCTGTCTTATGTTGATATAATAATTTTATATCTTTTGGTTTTTTTCTATGAATAGATTTTAGGAATGCACCTTTTTCAATTACATCATTTCCTAAGTCTTTGTTTCCAAACACAGATGCATACCCCTCGAATCTGCCATCTTCATCTGTTTCAAGACCTTTGTATTCGCAACTGAGATCAAGGATTTCTTCTGATATCTCATTGATCAAATCTTCTGCTAGTTCTGGCATATCAACACCTCTTTATTCTTTAAAGGTATTCTAGCAAGAAAATATATAATTAATCAACAATATCATCTTCATCATAGTTAAATGTGAAACAACGACAATTGATTACATTTGCAGGTCCGCCTTTCATATCACCAGGGAATGACATTGGCTTTTCTACAAATCCTCCTCCACTAATAGGTGTCATTACCAGAAAATCTTCATCAACACCGACTTGCATCAAATTCATATTCTTATGCCATGATCTAGTTCTTTCATCAACTGCTGATGCCCATTCTTTGATAGGCCTTGATAATCCTAGACTTTTTATTATCTCTTGGTTTCCAAAATTCATAGCAGAGTGTGTCTCTGTTCTTGCAATCATAGTAGATCGCCATAATGAA